ATTTATCCATATCTAGACTTTTCCATCTAGGTCCGTACGAGGAAGATAAGTATTGCAAGTAGTAATAAACTGTCTGAAGTTTAGTTTCACCGCTTATAAACGAAACACACTACCATGTCTGATTCAAGAAGCAGCAACGACTGGCGCGACAAGAGTGGAGCGCCCGCATACGCAGCATCATTTGGGAGGGGGCGAGGACAAGCTCCTCCCAAGCCAGACAACAAACAACGCCAAGGAAAACCACATCAGAACAGGAAGGCAGAAGATGTGGAGGCACCCGAGAGAAGACCTGCTCGACGGGATGATGATGAACCTCTTGAAGGTGTCATCATGGCTGCCCCCGTGAAAGAGGAAAGAAGTATCGAAGTACCAACAAGCTTCACTGTACCTGAGAATCTCAAGATGGTTTTGAAGGCACGATTTCCTGGATACTCTTTCAAGCCTAAGCCTGGGGCCACCCCAGCTGATCACCCTATTACCGCCTGTGAACGGGCAGTCGTTGAGGAGCACTTGTGCTACCGGGTCAACGGCGCCATTGCCATCGATATAGGTGGGAACCCAAATCGACACAAGAGTGCTAAGCGCGGCAACATCCACGTATGTGCGCCCCCAACTGAGCCAAAAGATTATGTCGACATTAAGTTCCATCGCATGAGCAACTTATCGTTCAAAGAGGTGTGTTCGCATCACCCATTTGACTGCAAATGCGTCGTCCCCGATGTGTTTATCTCAATTTACTCTCTGCAAGGAATCACCCCAGACGAGATGTTGAAGTACGTTAATGCCTGCACCAATAAAATGGTGTTCGCGGCTTTTCGTGACTACAATCAGGCTCTGGGCACCGTTTGTGGAGGGGAGATATCTTACATCCGCGACGAACGCGGCATTCAAGTCAGTGTGCAAGGTGATAACATGGCGTATCGTGTAGTAGATGATTCCTGGGTGTATAATGCCCAGTACTACTCCGATTCGTCCCACGCTATGGCCTGGAAATTGTTAAACACTTTTGGGGATACTAAGGTGTTCTGCTTCACTGAGGCCGACTTGGGTGCCGACACTAGCAAGCTAGTGTTGGGTGACATCACCCTATTAGAAAGTCTCAACTCGAATGCACGAGCACGACCCATACGTGATCCTAGGGGACCCTTCACCAAAGATGAACTGATCATGAGCCGTGTGACCGACATGAAGATTAATGTCGCCTCTGCCGTTTCTTTCTGGAACTGGATAGTCTATGTGGAGAAAGACACGCCACGCAAATTTTACTGCCCTAAGGGCGCCATTTGCGAGGTGCGTCTGTTCGTGTCTGGTAAAGACCGAACCCCATTGCTGTTCGCTTCAGCACTCCAAAAGACCAAGGAGTCGATCAAGAAATACGGCATACCAGAGGACCTCATGGCTGATGCTGTCTTCGCCACAGCTGTAACAGCATTCTACACGGATGTCGAAAACGAAATCTCGATGTTAGCTCCCAAAGTCCATGACTTTGACAAGCCAGTGAAACATCTGGCACAGTTGTTAAAGTTTGACAAAGGGTTTGCTTTCCTGGGGCCATATGCCACCAGCACATTGGTGATATGCGTAACTCTGACATTAGTGCTGATCTGTCGCGAAGTATATCTGTTTATTAGCAAACGCCGCCGCCACACCCGTCAATTCGGGCCCGACGGCCCTGCTAGTTACGGTTCAGTTCATTGGATAGTACCGTTGATCGCATATATCCTTGCTTGCCTACCACGCAGGAGCGCCTCACGAGGCGTTAGTGCAGCAGCACTTCTACCACCGTGGGTGCCCATTTGGGCTATTGAGGCGTATAAGAAGGGCACGCATGTGATCAGCTTAATCCACCATTTTGCCGTAGATACTACCAATATGATCTTCGGTCTGCCCGTGCAGACGCAGAGGTATCCTAACATTTGCAATGCTGGTCGTGAATTGACTCCAATCCACGAAACTGCCACCATTGTCATGCCGATCGACACACACTGTAAGCCTGGCTTCGGTGCAGCACTTTTCGGGGTTGGCTGCCCGGAAGTGATGCCTGTGGTGTCTAGAACATGCGTGCACAATGAGGAGATTGCAGTCCGAAACCGCGGCCTATTGGCTCGCCCACCATCAAAGACGGATTTATGGGAAGTGATGAATGCACATTTCGACAAGCTGACACCCATCATTGAGTGCCAGTGGGTTCGAAATGGGCGTTTACAAGTTATCCCATTTAATGATTGGTGTGCCAGGTTTCCACCAGCGCAACGCGAATTGCTTAGGAAAGCTCGCGAAGATCTCCGTAGTACCAACGAGACGGTTTCACCGTTGATCAAAGGTTTCGTTAAAGTCGAACATGTTCTAAAGAGTCACCCCCTTAGCGAGTCACTTTCTGGGAGTGTGGATTACTATGACCCCCGCTTGATTCAAGGCCGCCGGCCCCATTATCAAGTGGTGACTGGTCCTACCACATATTCTATGACTAAGTACTTGGCTTACTTGTGGCACCCCGACGCCACTTATGGGTCGACTCAGGAACAGCGCGGCCCACGTCCATTAACCACTGTTGTATACACCAGTGGCCTATCTGCTGAGGAGCTCGGCGGCTCCATCCACACCCAGTATAAACGACTGGAGGCTAAAGGCCGCGTGATTGTCGCCGAGTCAGACCAAAGTAGGTTGGATGCCCACTGTGGCGAGGAGTCTCTGGACATGAAGAACCGCATCTATTATCGACTACGAGTGAAGAGACGAAATTTGAACGCCATCCTTCAGGCATTAGTCACCCTTGGCTTCACCCGCCGAGGCATAAAGTACTACATTGAAGCCACCGTCCAATCTGGAAACGGAGACACATCAAGCGGTGATGTGATAATTTGCATCGTCCCCGCCGATAAGACCTTTGAGATCATCAACGCAGGTAAGTCCGATTACGTAATGTACGGCACTGGTGATGACAACCTCACGCTCATGCTGGAGCAATACTGGCGAGAGTATGTCAGAGTGTCGGAGTCCATTTGGAAAGAGTTAGGCTTCAAGATAGAACAATTGATAATGACTAGTTTGTATGACGCCGAATATTGTTCCGGTCGACTATACCCAACCAGCGATGGATTGGTGTATGGACCTAAGATTGGACGAATAATGGCCAAAACATTCTATGCTAAAGTTGACTATTCTGATTCACAGGGTGCCCGTTGGCTCAAGGCTGTCGCCCTTGGGCTGCATCGGGACACCGCGTTCATACCAGTCTTGCGTGTCGTCATTCCGAAAATCCTGGAACTAGTGGAGAATAGGACGCCCATTAGGATCCGGGATGACGAGCGCCCACATGCTACCAAGTGGCACTCCGCTTGCCCTGAGACTTGGCTCATGATGGAGCACTTGTACGACGTGACGACAGACCACTTGTTGGCTCTCGAGCGCTGGTTACAGACCACCATAACGCACCTACCCATATTGCTTAGTCACCCGACTCTAACCGCAATACTCACTCGTGATGTCCCACGATTGGACATCCGCCGTAAGACGCAAGTTTACCCCTTCGCAACGATCTTTATAACTAAGATCGACCTGCCTGCCTGGATGCAGCATATGCCTGAGCTACCGCTCTGGGTCAAGAACCTAGTGGACGGAGCCATTGATCGTCTGCCGCAGGTCAGCATGGTGCCCACCATGGTTACTGGACTTATACGCGAACTTGGTCTCCATATGTGGAACCAATTTAAGTTCGATGACATCCAGAACCTGTCAATGGGCATTGCCGTCGGTGTAATCGGCCCGGTCACAGAGGAGTTTGCTAAGCGGATCACTGGCCTGTGGTTTACAGCTTGTTACCCCTTCTTTGAGTACATCATCAACCAGAAGTTGTTGCCTGTAGATCCTCTGCACCCGCAGAGTTTCACAGAGTACATGCTGATTGTTGGTTGGAAGCATTGGATGTGGGGACACTTATCACGCCATTCGACCCTCGGTTGTGCAGTCGCCATGGCTTTGCACTCGTCCTGGAACATGTACGTTCTTTACAAGATCGTGCACAAGCAGCAGTTGCGCTATGACCCAGTCATTAGTGCAGTACTGGTGTTGGTATGGGGGTACATTACATGGAGGCCTATAATCGGCAACTTCAAACCACGAGTCCTACGGGACTTTATCCTGGCCACCTTAAGGGTGATGTCGGCTCCCGTCCGACTGTTCGGACGGGCCTGGAACAAGCTGATGCATGCTCTGTTTGGCAACACGAGCACACCAGCACCACGTGGGATACTTAACGAGATGTGTCAAATACTCAAGTTTCCCATGCCGCTCACCCACACAGTGGCGTATGGACCACAACATGACCTGATGCATACCGCAACGGTTACCGTCATTGAGAAGAAGAACGGGGAGACTCAACCACTCCTCGTATCCACTGGCATGGGTAAAACCAAGGCAGCCGCCGAGGACCATGCTGCTTCCGCCCTCATCCCACAGCTCCGCCTTTTGATGGAGACCCGGGCTAAGGAAGAGGCGGAACGGGAGGAGAACAACTCCAAGACACTCATGATGGGAGCCATGCGGACCACTCAGGCTCTGGCACAAGCGTACTACTGGAAGTACATCATCGTGGACGCAGATAACATCCCAGTCCCAAAGACCCGCCCATTGTATTTTGGGCCACCCATCCTCAAGGACGGAAGCTACGGTGGTTTCACCACTAGAACTCAAGTCCTCTTGGTCGGTGTGCCTAGTGCGATCAACGGCTGGGTCAAGAGTGGGGCCCTGGATGGCGTACCAGTACGCAGTTGTGTAGTCGAACCTGGCCGCGATGCGGCAGACAACGCTCTGATCGCTAGGTTGGGCTACTTTGACCCTTGTGACACTATCGTCGGCACCCGCGATAAGAAACTCATTACTCGGATCCACAATGCCGGGGACTTCACCGTATTTGGTGATTTGGAGCATGCCCAGTTTCATTACTGGACAGTCATGCATGAGTTGCCAGCTACAATAGCTCAACTACTCATTCAATGTAGCTCCGTCCCAGACATTGGACAGGGATTGATCCGTCGTAAACTGCCAGATTTGGCTGATTTCTGGGCCGCACGATTGTAGTTGTGCGAATCTTTTCACGCGCGAAACACGAAATATGGTTAAGCAACCCACGCGCTCAGTTAGGGGCTCTCGTGTCTCTTACTCAGATGACTTCAGTAGCATCAGCACTCGCATTAAAGGTAGGAGAGAAAGTCCTGGAAAAGGCATTGAGTTCGGATAAATCGAATGGTCAACCCAAGAAGAAGAAGAAGAAGGGGGCCAAACCCAAGTCCGAGGTCAAGGAAATCGTTAAGGAGGAGAAAGCACTTGTCAAGCCAAAGGCTCAGGGCAAGAAATCGCCTGTGGCGTCGTCTATTCCTATCCCAGTTCGCATTGCACATAAGATCCGTGCTACCACCCTGAGTGTCCGCACCTCTAAATACAGGGGTCAGGAATCACTGCGTGTTTCCGGATGTGACTTATGGGGACTCGTGTACACCACGACGGGGGGAACATACGACACCACCTGGAGCATGCCACTCACTCCCCTCGCTGTACTGAACACAAGGTTGGCAATTGAGGCAACCCTCTGGACAAAGTTCAAGTATCACCGCTGTGAGCTCGAGTTCGTCCCCATGTTAGGCACTAGTACTAATGGCGCCTACATGATGACCGGCGTTAGTGACCCGGAACTCGAAATGCCCGGTGCAGAGGGGACCTTTGAACACGTGCAGGCGTACATGTCCGTACCTGGCACCACCATTCAGCCGTGGTATATGGCTGGCCGTTTCAACATGAAACCGCCACCTGGTGACAAGGAGTACTATATCCAGCCCGATGAGCAAAATGAGTCTAGGCTCACTCATGAGGGCAACTTGCGAATCATCCAAATGACCTCTGACAATCCTGGAGCTGTCGGTTTCTTGTATGTTCACTACGACCTATCCTTCTATGGTAAGGTCCTGAGCATCAACCCTTCAAATTGGCGCTCCAAGCCTGTCACACTGACTAACGGTCCCACCGTCGACCAGATTGGCCTCATTGATACTGGGGTCACTGGCGTCTGCGATTGGACCAACAACGCCGGTGAAAGTGACTTGACTGCCAACACCCTTTACCTCTGTTACAACAATTTTGATCGTGGTGGTTACTCAGCCATGACATTGTATTGGTACAAAACCCCAGCAACCTTTGGCTCCGGCAATAGCACCAGCTGGTACACCCAGCCTGCAGATGCCGATGACCAAACGGGGGAGAATCGTTACAGGGGATCAGTTTTCAGCTCTAAACCGGTCCCAGCAAACGCCACCTTGTACTATGTACCAGCTTCTGACGACCCGTTTGATCCAACTCAACGACACCGTCCAGTGCCAAAACACGCGTTAGCTCCAGCAAAGAGTACTGGAATGACGCCACTCACCAACCGTAACAGCTCTGGGCCATCCTCACGACGATTCCCTTAGTCGTGCGACACGAGGTTCCGGGGGGGTCACTAATATCCCTGGAACAGAAACTGTAAATAATCGGGAAGAACGCTTACAAC